AGGAAAGTAAAGAAGAAAAAATATATAAAAAAGAAAGCACGGAATTCGGAAAAGAAAGTGAAGAACTCGAGAGCGGGAATTCAGATAATCCCACTTTAATAGCTAAAGAAAGTAGCTTTACCGACAGTACGGGAAAAAAGCGGAAAGGATTTATCCCGCCGACGTTAGAGGAAGTGCAAGCCTATGCGAAAGAACGAGGCAGAGAAGATTTGGCGAAAAAGTTTTTCGATTATTTCGAAGCTGGGGAATGGCACGACAGCGAAGGGAAGCCCGTAAAGGCATGGAAACAGAAATTTATCACATGGGAAGCGCACCAGCCGTATGCGGATACGATACCGCGAGCAGGAAACGGACGTCCGATCAAAACGGTTTTATGAGGAAACAAAATGGGATTTCGTACATACACCGACATCGAGGATTTCAGAATCGACGAGAGCCAATATTTGAAAACAGGGATAGAGAAGCTGGATAAAGCGATTTTAGGGTTAGGATTGGGCCAGCTGGTGATCATCACGGGAACGAGAGCGGGCGGAAAAACGACGCTGACGGGACAACTGACGTGTAACTTTATCGACAAGGGATATTCAGGATTGATTTGTTCGTTTGAAATGGCAAATCCGCGGTTGAAGAATTGGTTGACACTTCAGGCGTTAGGTTCGGAAAATCTGCGGGGATATACGACCTCGACGGGAAAAGAGTTGTTCTACCCGCGAACGAAAGAAGTCAAAAAAGCGGTTGACGATTGGATCTCTGCCAAATTGAAAGTTTACGATAACGCAATCTTTGTGATCCTAGATAACCTGATGAAGATCGAGCTTGACGGAATGCGTGAAAGCAAGTGGGAAGCGCAAAGCCAGATTGTAAAAAAACTTCAGCACTATGCCCAGCGGAAAAATATCTGCATTATCTTGGTAGCGCACCCGAACAAAGTAAAGACACTGCCAAGGATCGAGGACGTAGGCGGGAGCGGGGATATCATAAACACGGCCGACACGGTGCTGCTTGTCCATCGGGTAACGGAGGATTTCAAAATCCGTGCAGGCGAGTACTTCGGCTGGAAAGAAGGAAATCCCGCGCTGGAATACTCAAACATCATCGAAATCGCAAAAGACCGAGAGTTCGGAGACGACGACAGTATGGTAGGGGTATATTTTGACCCACGTTCAAAACGTTTTTTGAATAGGCGCGACGAGGTGATCCGTTACGGTTGGGACGTGAGTCCGACGCAGGAGCGGCTGAAATTCGGAAGCACAACCTTGACGGAAGTAGAGGATGGGGAGGAACTGCCGTTTTAGGAGGAGGAAATGAGCCAAAAAGAATACAGCGTAACGGATCTATGCGAAGTTTTGCGGCTAGCGTTTGCAAAGAATAATCAAACATTTTTCGGCTATGCGTGGCGTGAAAAGCTGGGGGAGTTTCTGGAAGAAGAAAGCCGATATGCGAAATTGGTAGAATGGTTGAATAAGGAGATAGGCCGGCGCGGAGACATGATAAACGTGTTAAGTCCGGCGAATTGGTCGAATGAGTTTGAAACAGGATATATAGAAAATTTGAAAGAATTTGCGGTAATGGTTCATACGCGAGATTTGTTGCTTGATAACCGAACAACAATGGAAATGCGCGAGCGAATAGAAAAAATGCTGTGTAATCATTACGGAATCCATTACAACGAAGAATTAGAAAGCTACGTATAGGAGGCGAAACATGAAGGCAGGAGACAAATTTTATCAAATCGTCAGTCCGATGAAGCCGATAATGTTGAGCGGAAAGGCTGACGCAAGGGAAACGGAGGACTGCATCATAATCGACGGAAAAATGCGAAAAATCGGGGAATGGTACCCTGAAGAGCATACTGTCGAGGAGATTTATCCCGAAAAAAATATAGTAATGGACGAGGATTGTCATGAGTATGGAATCAACGACGTGTATTGGGGTTATGAAGAAGCATTGTCGCATGCGGCCGAACTGAATGCGGAGGAAAAGCATGAACGAAGAAGCGAAGCGACGAAAAAGAAGCTATTAAAGCTGATAGAAGTAAATCGAGGTAAAGCGCGGAGACTCGGCTCGGGAAGCGCGGCGCAGGCAATATACACGGCATACGCGGACGGGATAAGCCGGGCGTTGTACGAAATCCAAAAGGAGCAAGGGTATGACGCAGAATGAACAAGTATTGAGGCACCTGATGACATATGGAAAAATCACGAGTTTGGAAGCGGTAGAACTGTACGGGATTATGCGGTTAGGGGCGCGGATATACGACCTGAAAAAGCAAGGCTATCCGATAAAGACTTACTTGCGGGTCGGGAAATCACGGAACGGGGAAAGCATGGTATTTGCGGAATATCGGCTGGAGCGGGTAGAAGAAGCGCGGAGGCGGTGGAGATGAAATTCGTCATAGAGGGTCGCCCGCAAGGCAAAGCTCGGGCGCGGACATTCTACAATAGTCGGTTAGGCAAAATGCAGAGTATCACGCCAGACAAGACAAGAAGCTATGAGGATTTAATCCGTTGGAGCTATAAAGCGGCGGGAGGTACATATCTGGGAAAAGGGCAATTTACGGTGGCTATAAGAGCGATATACGAGGTTCCCGTGTCTTATCCCAAGAAGAAGCGAGAAGCGGCTCTACGGGGCAAACTACGGCCTTGCGTGAAGCCTGACGTGGATAATATCACAAAGGTAATCCTGGACGCGCTGAACGGAGTGGCATATCTTGACGACAGCGGGGTGATAGCCGTGACGGTGGAGAAAGAGTACGGAGAAGCGGCGCGGGTGGAAGTGGAGATAGAAGCATTGACATGAAACACTTGGGAGACATAACGAAAATAAGCGGCTATGAAGCGCCGCCCGTTGATGTGATCATCGGCGGAAGCCCATGTCAAGACTTGTCTGTGGCCGGCAAGAGAGCAGGGCTGAAAGGCAAGCGCAGCGGGCTGTTTATGGAACAGATACGGATAATCCGAGAAATGCGGGAGACGAGTAAGGAAAATGGAACAACTGAAATTAGACCTCGATACATGGTTTGGGAAAACGTGCCGGGAGCGTTCAGCACAAACGGGGGAGAAGATTTCCGCGCAGTGCTTGAAGAAACGGTGCGAACCGTCGCCGAAAACGCCGTTATACCTCGACCTGCGGGCGGGAAGTGGCGGAATAGCGGGTGTATCGTGGGAGACGGATTCTCCGTCGCTTGGCGAGTACTCGACGCGCAGTTTTGGGGAGTGCCCCAGCGCCGACGTAGAATCGCGCTTGTCGCAGATTTTGGAGGCGGAAGCGCACCCGAAATACTTTTTGAGCGAAAGAGCGTGCAAAGGGGTATTGAGGAGAGCGGAGGCGAGGGGAAAGGAATTGCCGCCGCTGTTAAAAGAGGTATTGGAGGAGCGATCGGATTTAACTATAAAATGGGCAGCAAAGCGGGAAGCGTCGGAGCCGCGATCGAGCAAAGCGGAACGTTAAAAGCGGGTTGTAACGATGCGTCGGTGTGTTATTCTATAAATCTGTTGCAAGACCCTGTCCCGAACCGTGAGAAAACGACGTCGTTGGGAACGGGGAACAATAAAAACGGACAAGGAAGTTTGGGGGTTTGTTATCGAGAATCTTCATACGGAGATTATGAAACAGGAGCGGGAACGTTAAAGGCAAGCGGCGGCTGTTTAGGCGGAGGAAGCGAAACATTGACGATTGAGAATTATAAAGTACGCCGCCTGACGCCGTTAGAGTGCGAGAGATTGCAAGGCTACCCGGACGGCTGGACGGATATAGGTGAATGGGTGGACGGCAAGGGCAAGAAACACAAATCGAGCGACGCGGCGAGATATAAGGCATTGGGAAATTCGATAGCGTTGCCGCCGTGGCGGTGGGTGTTGAAACGGATTAGCGGGAATTATAACCGTCGCGCGACGATGGCAAGCCTGTTTGACGGAATCGGAGGCTTCCCGCTGATATGGGAAGAAACAAACGGAAAAGGATCGTGTCTATGGGCGAGCGAGATCGAGGAATTTCCGATGGCGGTCACGAAAAAACGGATAGGCGAATAAAAGGCAAACGACCGTGCGCGGGTTGAAAATAAAAGAAAAAGGAAACAGTTAAGTTTTGCGAGATAGAGCAAAACGGAAAAACAAGGCTGATACCCGAAAGCCGTCCGCGCACATGGACGGGAAGTAGGGAAAGGAGACAGAATGAAAGCGATATTAATGAGCATACGCCCTGAATGGTGCGCGAAGATAGAAAGTGGAGTAAAGACGATAGAGGTCAGAAAGACCAGACCGAAAATAGAAACGCCGTTTAAGTGTTATATCTATTGTACATTCCCGCAAAAGCCCGTATATGATATTTGGATAAACAGAGGAACGGAAAACAGGTTTTTAGGAAACGGGAAAGTCATCGGCGAGTTTGTGTGTGACATGATAGAAGATTTTCAAATTAAAGGTGCGTTGGGCGTGCGCTTTAAGCGGTTTACCGCTCTTTACGAAACATGTTTGAAAGTAAAAGAAATGAGGGACTATGCGGGTAATAGCCCTATACTTTACGGCTGGCATATCTCGGAATTGAAAATCTACGACAAGCCGAAAGAGCTTTTTGAATTTAGAAAGCCGTGCCCGATAAATATTAAAAATTGTCCACGTTGTAAACTTTATTCTCGGCACAGCGGACAATGCGCAAATATTGTAATCCGCCCGCCACAAAGTTGGTGCTATGTCGAAGAATTGGAGGACTGACATGACAAAGCAAGAGCTTGAAGAAGTATATAATCGTTTATCAAAAGAGCGTGATATATTTGACGGAAACCGATTTTATATACAAAAAGAGATCGGAGAGATAGTAGATGTATTTAATAGCGGGATAGCGGAAGAAAGTGATTACAACAAAGGCATAAAAGAGTTTTTAGAATTTCTTGTACCGCTGTTAAATAAGGGGTTAAGATTAAAAATCCCCGAAATTAAGCCCGAAAAAGAATGTAAGGTCATGATTTTCAAAGGAGGCAAGGATTGACATGGACAAAGAAAAGCAGATCGAGAAAATGGCGAAGATAATTGGAGAAACCACATTCATAAGAGGCTTTGAGTATTATGCCGCCGCAGGAATATTCGCCGCAGGCTACGGGAACGTAAAGGAAGCATTAAAAGAGTTATTGGAGGAAAACAAAAATGCTTAAACCAATCGCAAAAGATGTAAAAGAACTTATGGAGTACATGACCCAGAAGAGCTGTGAAGAGCTTAAAAAGTTAATTCTCGAAAATCCATCAGCACCGCTTCTCATATTCGTAGGAGAGGAGGCTTGGAGCGGCAATTATGGGTATGAAAGTGTTAAAGCTGGGTGTGCTGAACTTAAAGAAATTACCATTTACGACGGCATGTGGCTCGATAAATTTGAGTATGAAGATGAATTGTGCTACGATATGTCGGACGACAATCGATATGAAAATCTGCCCGACGATGTGTATGATAAAGCAGTCAAAGAGATAGTCGAGCAAACAGCATTTGTCAAAGCAATCATTATTTATGTTGGATAGGAGGAGGTGGAGGAATGAGAGAGATATTATTCAGAGGAAAGCGAGTAGATAACGGCGAGTGGATAGAGGGAGACCTTATACAAAGTCGAGACAAAACCTATATACATCCCAAAGCAAACTCGTTTAGGGTGAGCGAAACGGGATTAAGTAAACTTATTGTTTTACGCGAAGTGTATCCTGAAACGGTCGGACAGTACACAGGCTTGACCGACAAGAATGGCAAGAAGATATTCGAGGGAGATATCCTTGATTATTGTCTTTCGTGGAGAAAGGTTAAACTTTATGGGAGAGTCGGATTCAGTCAAACGCATGTAGGATATTTTTTGTATGATAAAAATTTTGAGATGATGCCTGGTATTGAAGATTGTGCAACTATGAAAGTAGTCGGAAATAAATTTGATACCCCTGAATTATGGGAGGAGAAAGAAAAATGAGCGAGTATAAGAGATTGACGCAATGGACGGAGAACGGTGCAAGTCTTGATTTAGGCGATCCAAAAAGCGATATGGAAGCTCGTCAAGCGTTAATGGTACAGTTTAAGAAAGCGTGCAATAAACTTGCCGAGTTGGAGGACAAACTCGAAGAGGGAACGCTGGTAGAGCTGCCGTGCAAGGTGGGAGATATTGTGTATCGAGTAAGGGCATATCATAGGAAAAAATATGAAATTATAGAAAGAATATGCTTTTCAATAACCTATCGAGGAAATAATAAGTGGGAAATATTTTCTACAACCGACGATATATTGGGTGTGTCGGTATTCCTCACCCGTGAAGCCGCAGAAGCGAGATTAAAGGAGCTGGAGGAAAAGTAAAGGAGAGCGTATGAAGCAAGGGCATTGGCTGACGATAGATAAAGCGTTCAAGGGTTACAAGAGAAATCTTGTAGCCCTGAAAAGCTATCCGTACCCCTATGTTTCGGGAGTGGACTACTCAAAGCCGAGGGTGACGGGGGACGGATACAAAAACGGTACGGAGCAAATGGTGATGTCTGCAATAGACAAGAAAGACGATTTAGAGAAACAAGTGCGTCTGGTGGAAGAAGTGGTGCGGTGGTTTGAAATCGAGGGTTACGGACGGGAAAGATATATAAAATATCGGTATTTTAAGGGCATGGGCGAATATCGGGCGTGCGACGAATTGGGGATATCCGATAGAACGGGCAGAAGATGGAAGCGCGACGTATTCGAGAAAGCGGAAGCGATCGGCATGAACATAGGTCTATTCGTATGAAAAAATGAAAAGCGGACACAATATGTCCGTTTTTTCCCGTTTTAGTATGATATAATGGTATCGTGGAAAAAAAGAAATTAAACTCAAAAGGCATTACGTTTTACGTAGTGCTTTTTTCATACTCAAAAAGGAGTTGAGACGAAATGAACGAAAAGAATTTGAAACCGGTGCGAAGCAAGGAGGAAGCGAGAGAAAAAGGCAAACGCGGCGGGAAAGCGAGCGGAGAAGCGCGGCGGGAAAAGAAACAATTTCAGCAAGCGGTTTTGGCGGCGTTAAAGACGTCCACAGAACATGGAAACACAATGTTGGAGGACATTGTAGCGGCGCAGATAAAGCGTGCATTAGAGGGTGATACAAGGGCCTTTGAAGCGCTTCGGGATACAAGCGGAGAGAAGCCGACGGATAAGGTAGAGGCAAGCGTTACGAACGAAAACAAGGAGCTTATGCGGGAGTATCTGGAAAGCGTTAAGAAAGGGCTATGAAACTCAACGATATTATATGGACGGATAAAATGCGGGCAGTCATGAAGGACGAAGCTCGCATTTTGTTTCTGACGGGCGCGACAGGGTGTTCCAAGACGCTCGTCGCGGGACATAAGTTTATGGATTGGTTATTAAACGCACCCGCGGATGATACGCAGTTTTACATGATCTTCAAAGACCGCGGTACGGGCGTGAGGAATATCCTGCAAAACAAAGACAGCTTTTATAACATGTACGACTTCATGCGGGAGCCGTATGTCAGCGGGAAAGACGGGGGCTTGCAATTCATTTTCCACGGCCTTTACGGGGATAAATATGTTTATCTTTTGGGTGCGGACGACCGCTCGGCGTGGTCGAAGATCCTCGGAGCAAACCCCAACGGGCTATGGCTCGAAGAATTGTCCGTCCTTCATATCGATTGTATTCGGGAATGTCTCGGTCGAGCGTTCAGCCGTGACTGTAAGCTGATCGGGACGACGAACGGCGGACTGCCGACACAGGAGTTTTATACGGAATTTATCAACCACGCGGCGGTGCAGTTCAGAGATACGGTGCCCGCGGCAGAGCTTTCGGAAATGATAGAAGATAGACCGTATATGCACTACTATCATTTCAACCTCAACGACGACGCGCCGCATTTGACGGATCTACAGCGTGAACAGTTGATAGAGCTGTACCCCGAAAATTCGTTCTACTATTCGAGCAAAATTCTCGGTTGCCGCGGCGCTGTAGAAGGTGCGGCGTATGCGCCGTTGATGAAAAAAGAAACGCATCTGATCCCGTTTGAAAAGATAGATATAGGCGCTATCTCTGAATTGGGCGTATTTATCGATATCGGTTCCAACAGAGACCCCGAAAACACGGATAAAGCCTCTACGGTGGCGAGTCTTATAGGCTATTCAAAGGGCTGCCAGAGAATAATTGTTTTGGAGGCATGGCCAATCCCCGCGACGAGCCACGACGCTATTATAGCCGCCATAGAAAAGGAGTTGGAGCCGTGGTGGTGCAAATGGATGTTCAAATTGAAAAAACTTGCCATAGACAGCGCGGAAGCGATATTGATCAACACCTGGAAAAGCCGCAACAAGTTCAATACAATACAAGTAAAAGGGGCCGTAAAGGCGTATAAGGACGTGATTACGCTTCGCACGAGGTGCGAGCTGAAGCAACAGCTATTGTTGCAGGGTCGGCTTTTATGGAGTACGCATGCGATAAATTCCTACAATGCGCATACGCGGCTTTTGCTGGACGATGACGGGGCGGAGCTGGATATGGGCGTTCAGGACAACGACTACGGCGATTCGCTCGCCTATGGGCTGACAGAGAAGTGGAACGACATTACAAGAAACATAAAGAGGTGATTTTTATGAGATTTTACAACATTATCAAAGACGGAATCGAGAACGTCATCGACGAGGGACAGTACGAGGCGATATATAAACCGAAGGGCTGGAAAATCGTCGGCGTATGCGGCGAAACGGAGCCTTTCCCGTCTGTACCCGAGGACGAGATTATTAAGAAAAATACGAACAAAATGAAACGGACGACTCCGAAGAAGTTCGACGATAAGCTGATAAAGGACGATTAAAAAAATGGCACGTTATAATTTCGATTTGAAAAATAAAGAGATCATCGATAATATCCGTTCGCCCGCGGTCTATGCGTACAACATGGCGCAAAATCTTGCGTTGCTCAGCAACGACGCGTCGGTTATTCGTCGGTTTTATCAGGTGGAAATCCCGAAGTATTTCAAAGACACCTGGCTGACGCAGGAGGCGGAAAACAAATTCCTCGGGCATTATACCCCGGGGCAGGCCTTTGCGTATTTCGGGATTATCCCGATGATCGTCAACGCGAAAGTCAATCTCGTGGCGTCCAACGGCTTCAAGTGCGAAAGCGACGACGAGGAAATCGACGAGGTACTCAATGAGCTGATAGACGAAGCGGAACTTCTAAAGAAATTCTGCGACGGCGTGTATTGGGAAAGCGGTATCGGTGACGTGGCGTATCGGGTGTCCTACTGTCCCGAGATTTGCGATAAGCCGATTATCGATATCATCGAACCCCAGCATTTAGAGGTCAATTACAAACGCGGAAAGATAAAGTCTTTCGTCGTAAAAGAGGTATCGAAAGACGATCCGACGTACGAGCTTCGGGAGATACACTACAAAAACGAAGAAGGCTATGTCTGTATCGATTATCGGTTTGCGAAAGACGGTAAATACGTCCCCAAGAACGACGAGGCGTTGATGGCCGAGTGCAGGGCGATGTTTCCCTCTGATATAGATATAGAGCCCCGCCAATTCCCCTTGAAAGACTTTTTGATTATCTTCAAAAAGAACGACAATTCCAACCAACTTTATAAAGGGGAAAGAGGCGTACCCGACATTCAGGGTATAGCGGATATCGAGGACGCACTGACGGAAAGCGTCAGCGATTTAATCGACGCAATCCGCAAAGGCGGCACAAAAGAGTTTGTATCGGAGGAGCTTATTCCGCAGGACGTGGAGGGGAACGATTTAAGGCTCAACCATTTCAACAAAACGATCATCACGACGAAAGGAAGCTCGACGCCCGGGGACAGTTCCGCGCTGTGGAACGTCGTTCAAGGGGATATCAAGTGGGAGGCTTATACCAAGACGATACAAAACCTCATGAGCGTAGCGATCAACAAGGCGGGGCTGTCTCCCACGACGTTGGGGCTTACGGGTTTAGAGAGCATAAACAGCTCGCAGGAAAGCCAGGACGCGCGGGAAAAGCCGAGCATGCGTACTCGGGAAATATCTTTGAACGGCTGGCGCACGACGCTGAAAGAGCTGTTGAACCGCTATTTGCAAGTTCGGGATTATATCGACGGGCATGAAATCATCGATTATTCGGATTTAATCAATATAACCTTTAATGAATATACCAATCCGACGGTGGAGAACGTGACGGACGTGCTCATAAAGCAAGTCAAGGGCGGCATAAAAGCGCCGTTGACGGCGATCAAAGAACTTAATAAAGGCATAAGCGACGAAGAAGCGGAGGAGGAATTTTTACAAATCCTTGCCGCACAAGGCGCGCCTGTCGTCGATGAGGGGGACCGGGAGAAAGAAACTTCCGATCTCCCTTTTGATTACGACGACGAGGCCGCGGAAGAACAGACCCCCACGGAGAATAGCGCTCCATAATAAAGGCTAAATTCGTGAGTCGCAACACGTTAAAGGCGAAATGCGCGGCGGCGTTACGCGGTGAGTAGCGACACCTCAAAGGGCTAAATAACTTTTAAGGAATAAAGAAATATGGGAAGCAACGAATTAAAAAGAGAACTTTCGAAGCTCTCGGGTGTGGATTTTTTCAATCCCAAATACCGCGAACTTTTCAAGAAGGCTTTCCCCGAGGATAAAGACGCGGAGGAAGAAAAACTGAAAAAAGAGGGTATGATCGGCGAAGAAAAAATCAAAGACAAAACCGAGGACATCGACAAAGCCGAGGACGAGCGCGAAATCGATAAGATCGAACGCGACAAGGCGGAAACTCCCGAAAAACGCGACGAAAAAGCGGAAGAAGTACGGGAGGAAACGCACGAAATCGGAAAGGAAGTAGATGAACTTAAGGGAGACAAGACGGAGGATATGCTGCTGGAAACGAAGATTGAGAACGCCCTTTTGCGCGGTGGGGTGCGCGAAGAGAAGCTCGGTCCCGCTATGCGGCTGGCAAAATCCGAAATCGGCGGTCTCGACGAACTCGGAAAGGTCGAGGACATTCTGAAAGACTTCCCCGAATGGGTACACGGCTATAAGCCGAAGGGCTTCGGAATGGATATCGACAACGGCTCGGACAATCTCTCCGAGGAAGAAAAGAGATTAAAACAAATGGGAATCAATCCCAGAGATTAAAAAAGGAGAGTAAAAAATTATGGCATATACGGAAGCTTTGCCGTCCTCGTTTAAGTTCAACGCAACCGAAACGGTGGATACGGTATTCAGCAAAATTCTTGTAAACAATCTTTTCAAAGACAACACCTTCAAGCCCGGCGTGACGTTTACGAACAAGTACAACGAACGCGGGGGACAGATCTATGCGAGACGTCTCGGAAAGACTGCGGCGACGGTCAAGACTGCGACGAGTGCGGGCGGGCTGGATCTGACCCATACCGAAACGGCGGACAGCCTGATTCTGATTCAGAAAACGGACGCCATTTCCCGCAGTGAAAAATGTTACGACCTCGTCGAAATTCTCCGCGCGAGCGGGAAATCCGTCGATAAGGTCAGCGAAGTCGTCGAGGAGTTCAAGGAAGGATGTCAAATCCTTTGGATGTCCTATCTTCTGAAAGCGCCCGTGGCAGCAAACGGCGTAGGAGTCGGCGGCGCAACGCGAAGCGCGAACACCACTGCGGACACTACGCTCGACACGCTCGTCGGGTCTATCCTCGCGGACAGACAGCAAATCCGCGTCAACGGCGGAAACGCAGACGTTCTGATTATCAGCCCTGAAATGGAAACGCTGTTTCTTGCTAACGCTTACAAGTCCGGTAATGCGTTTATCCCTGAAACGAACGAAGCGCTTATCAAGGACGGTAAAATCGGTCGGCTGTACGGCATGAATGTGTTCTCGTCCAACCTGATCGGAAGCGGTACTCCCTCCGTGCTTCCCGTGGCGGGCAATGCTCCCGCGAACACGGGCGACGCGGCAAAATGCGAGTACATAGTCTATGACCACGACACTTTCGCTATCGCGGCCGATATCCTCGGTCTGCGTATGGTAAACGCGATCGACTTTATCGGCTCTTATGCGCAGGTGGAAGCGGTCAGCGGAGGCGGCGTCACCAATCCCGCACTCGCTATCGCTAAAGTCACGGCAACGGCTTAAAACGACAAAGGGACGGGTTTTCCCGCCCCTTTATTATGACGGTGAGAAGTAAAAGCGGGTGCAACTCCCGCAACCGTCAAACACAGAGGGTTTAATATGCGTTTATATTACGGCACCTACGGCCACCATTTGAGCGGCAAGCTCTATGTCTATTGGGGCGACGACAATTTAAGAACGGGACAGCAGGTCGTCGCGCCCGTGACAAATAAGCGGAGCGGACGGACCTATAATACCATGTTCACGATTTCCAAATCCAGCTCGGAAAAGAACGCCGCGGGCGAAGTCGGACGGCTGGAGGGCGAGGGGATTTTTATCAAGACCATCAACGGGCGCGACCTGTTATCTTTGCCCGGGGGGAAGCCCTTCGAATCCAAAGAAGCGTGGAAGCGCGAAAGCGAGGAACGGTACAGAAAGAAACACAATCTCCCGCCGTTGGAAAAACCTGTAAAAGCGGCTTCTCCTGCGGCTTCAAAGCCCTTGTCAAAGGGCAGGCCGAAAACGCGAAGCAGCGGGAAGCGGCGGCGTAAAGCGTTCAAAAAGCAAGCCTCCAAGCTTTTGAAAGGGATAGGCACAAATAAGAAAGCCATCAACGACAGTACGGCGGAAGCCGCAAAGGCCGCGCTGTTGAGTTCGAGAAAGGTTGCGGCGGATTCCGTGAAACAGAAAGAACGCATTAAGAAAATGAAACAGAAAGAAGCATTTAAGGAGTAACGACATGAAGAAAAGCGACGTACCCGTTTATAACGACCCTGTGGATTTCGAGGACGGGGATAATAAATACCCCTGCAGTACGCAGTTTATGGTTTATAACCCGTTACAGCACAAATATTTTCTGACCCCCGAATGTCTTACGCTCAACGGCGTGGACGTACAAAGGCGGTATATCAGCTCCAATCCGAACAAAATGCAGGAGTTCATACAGCTTGTGACGGACACCGTTTATGATTATATCCAATATAAAGCGGGCTGGAAAACCTTTCAGGTCATGTTATACAGGATAGCGACGGTGCCGAGGCAGATTTATCAAGACCCTTATACTTTCCGCAAACAGTTCGAGGAAGCGTTGATTATCCAAGCGCAGTATATCATCGATAACGGCATTACGACGAAATATTCCGCGTTCGACTTATCCAAAGGCAAGAGCGCAGGCGTGGCTCCCGAGGAAGATTTCAGGGATAATTCTTATATTTCTCCCCGTACGATCTACAAGCTCGATTTCATGGGGCTTACGCGTTGGTTTATGCTCCCGCAGTTCGTTCGGCTGGATACGGATAAATATTGAGGTGAGGCCATGAAAAATATACGTGTGGAAAAGCGCGTTCCTTTCGGTTTTAAGGGCGAATGGGGACAGGTCTATAAATCTTATAACGCCGAGGAGAAAACCTCCTCACAGGTCGTTTTATGGGACAGAAATTACTATGCGGATATCGGTCAGGACGTACAATTCAAATATTTAGAGGACGGTATCGACAAACAGAAATATCCCACGCAAACAAAAGAAAATTATGTCGTTAAAAGCGATTACAGAATTGTAGAGACGACGGACGCTTACTTTAACGGAGAGATCGGGGAATTTGAGTGCGTTGTGGATTTAAGCGATGTGGTCTATCTTTTCGGACGCTGGTGGGTTGTGGACAACATAGACGAAAAAAGTATCTTTAATCCAAACAAGCAGACCTTTTTTTATTTGGGGCTGAAGCGTATCAAAGAAGAAGTCGTAAGGAGAGACTGATAAATGTTAAATTCACAGGAACTTACAAATTTTATTGCGGACAAACTGAACCAAATCGGTTCTGCATGGCACGACCCGTTTTCTTTTAAGCTGGTGGCGGAAGTCGGCGAGGACAAGGGCGGCGCGGATATCTGCGGCATTTTACGGACGGACGTTATTCCCGAATATGTCCCCGTCCCCGGTGCATATTCCGAGGGGAAATATTCTTTTATCGTCGATTTGCTTGTCCCTGCCGTAAGATCGAATTATCAAGTTTTGCAAGTCGAGCAAATCGTCCAGGAACTTGTTAAACAAAACCAGGACATCACATATCAATTCAGCGAGGGGAAAGGGGATATTACGTTTACCGCAGGAAAAACAGGCACCTATCAAGTGGCGTACGGAACGGCGGATATCGTCCCCGTGACTTTCATTGTACGCGTTACATACTCCGAAAACGCCGTCACTTCCGCCGACAAGCATTGGCTTTTGGACGGCGTGGAAATTCCTTACCTCGAAGAAAGCGTGACGGTAGAGCGCGAGGGGACAATGCGGAATATCTTTACCGAGCAATATAACAAGCTCTTGCTTACGGGACAAACGAAATACTATAATTTCAAAATCCCTTACGAGTCGGCGGTCTGGAATAAGTTACAGAAAGAAATATTAAACTCGTCCGTTTCTCAAAATGTTACACAGGGAACATACGAATTGAAATACTATGACGGCAGCGCTTTTACCGAAGCCGCACCGTTTACTACGAAAGTAAAGATTTTCCGCAGCGGGAAATCAAGCTCCGCACGGCCCGATGCAAGCGCTTTCGAAGTCACGTTTACGGACTATGACGGCCCCGACACGAATTATTTTCTCGGGTTGCTGGATTTCCCGTTCGATATGAACGGCGACGATACGAGATATTTTGCAAGCAAGGTAGAACAGTATAACTACTTTGAGGGCAAAATTACCGCAGGGGACGCGCCGTTTGTCAACATCGAAGCCCCGAACCTCGACTCGCTGTTCATAACCTCGCAGGTTTATCAAAAAGACGCGAAATTCGGTAATCAATTCAAGTACGCGAACAAGAATTACGCGGTTATCAAGGTGATAGACAATTCCGTGCCGTTGGGACCTGATACCATACGCTTTTTCTTCTACTTTATCACGAAATCGACCATAGGCGCGGGCGGGAAAATGCTCCTCGATTTACGGCTCGATACCGTTCAGACCTTTTTCTTTGACCCCGAAATCTCTTTCTCCGACTGCATGATTGAGCGGGCGCATTTGAACAGGTTTCAAGCAATACCAGAGGATTCCACGAAAGTGAAATTTACCAGCGACCCGAACTCAAAAATCTTCAATGCCGAAGAAGGCATGAATTTCCCTAAACGCTTGGTTTCTCGCAATAAATTGTCTCTAAAGTTTACGGGGAACGCTGCTGTTGATGATTGGCTTAACGAAAATGTCGCTTATTGGGTCTATGTGTTTATTGATTCTAAACCAAAAATAAAAAATGAAAAAGGAGAAGAGGTATCAAGTAATTATAGTGTATATGATCTTACCCCTGATAATTCTACCGTTCCTCTTAGTTTGGTAAATGAGATTCAATATTTGAACCCTACTCCTTTTTTTATTCATGAAGGATTAAAAGGAGCCACAAGCTGTATTTGTTATCCTGTATATAGAAATGCAAGCAAGGTTATCATAACACAGAGTTCATTAACAAATACGATTCGTATATATATTCGCGGGTATGGAAGGGACGGATTTGAGAAGTTAAATAGTAACACGAGTTACTACTATACGATCAAACTTTCTATTCTTCCTCCATTTGATTTTTCAGACCATATGAGTATTGTAAATGGGAATTTAATCATTGAAACAAACGAGGCTGGTGAGTATCTTTCGATGTTAGATTACAGTTTCCAAGCTATAGCAACAAGTATTAATTCTGGCATTAAAAGTGGTGTATTGGTAGGATTTAATCAAATGAAAAAGGAGATTGAAACTGAAGATTATGAAATTTACAGAAATTTGCCTATTTCTAAAGCGGCAATTATGGGACGGAAGCCCCCGCATTATCCCTATAACCCTAAATTGAACGGGCAAAATTTCAAAGAACTTGTTATTACGGCCGCAAACGGAGACTCGTTTACTTATGACGTGCAGAAAATCGTCGAGCCATATATATCATTTATGTATAGCGAACCAATCCAGCCCGAAATAACTAAATATTATATGCGTTTGAATCCTACAGGGCTTTATCTCACAGGGACAGAGGAAAACTATACGGGCTTGGTCGGAAGTACGGATAATTCATTAGCGTTTGCTAACGACCAATATTCTGCTTTCATCGCAAACAATAAAAATTTCTACTTGCAGTCCAATATGAAAATTGCAACGGGAATATTAAAATCCGCGTCTAATGCAGTTGGAGAAGTCTTTTCGGGAAAAGCAGGTAGCGCGGCTATGGGGTTGCTTACTTCTGGCGTAGATGCGGCAGTATCTTTTGTCGATCGTTCTATGACTGTTGATAACATGAAGAATGCGCCTTCTCAACTGAAGAATGCCAACGGAAATGTTATATTTAACATGTTTGCTACCGATTTAGGGCTGTATGTTGAAGAGTATATTGCTCTTGAGGGAGATCTCAAAACGGCAAACGATTTCATGAACCTGTACGGTTTTTCGTTTGATAGTGTTGCTAATGTCAAGGATTACGTACATATCCGCAAGTATCACAACTATATCAAAGCGCAATTGCAGGGGATTACGGGTAATATCAGCAACACCGCCCGCGACGACTTGCGACAACGTTTTGCAACTGGTATAAGATTTTGGACCCAAGATAATATTTCGTATCAGTACGAAAACTATGAACTTTGGCTTGAAGATTAACTAAAATAAGACTACCGCTCGGAATTACCCGAGCGGTAGCAATTTAATTTTTGAAGTATGTAACTTCATAAGAAGTAAAAAGGGCTTTTATTGTTTCGTTTTCTGCTCCGTTGTAATAATT